CCAGTTTTATAGATTTGATGTCAACAATCGTTGTGTTCCTAACCGGCACATTGTCGGGTATTGTTGCATCTAGTAACATAAAGAATAAACCAAAAGGAGAAAAAAATGACAATAAGTAAAGAACAGAAAGCAATGTTCCAATCATATTTGCGTAGTTGTTTAGCAGCTGTTTTGGCTGTCGTATCAACAGGCAATTACGAACCAGCCGATTTAGGTAAGGCTTTGTTGGCTGCCGTACTACCACCTGTGATACGATGGGCGAACGTAAACGACCCTGCATTTGGAAGGAAAACAGGTAAATAATCATGGCAAAGAAAAAAGTAAAACCAAAATCACAAAACATACCCACAGACGACGACATAAATCAAGCGGAAAATGCAATGGCTATGGCCTTTAATTCTTGGGCGAATAAAACATCTCCTTCGGCTAATACACGAATGGACACCGCAATGGATAGGTACGTTGCCTTAAGTCAAAGAGGAGACGTACTTTACTACATGGCAAAAAAATCAGGCCGTAAGTAGCAAAATAAAGTAATGGCTGCTAAGAAAGCTAAATCAAAAGTCAATGAAGCTGGTAACTACACAAAACCAGAAATGCGTAAAAGACTTTTTAACAAAATTAAAGCAGGCACCAAAGGTGGCGACCCTGGCGAATGGTCAGCCCGCAAAGCACAACTCCTTGCTAATCAATACAAAAAAGCTGGCGGCGGATATAAATAATGGCTTTTGCAAAATCGCAACAGTCACTCAAAAATTGGGGAGATCAAAAGTGGCGTACCTCAGACGGCAAACCGTCTAAAGGCAAAAAACGTTACCTACCCGACAAAGCCTGGAACGCACTTAGCCCAGCAGAAAAAACGGCAACGAATCGGTCCAAAGCAAAAGGGAATGCGGCTGGTAAACAGTTTGTTAAACAACCTAAAAATGTAGCAAACAAAACAAAGAACTATAGATAATGGCTAAAACTGCAGCATGGCAACGCAAGGAAGGCAAGAACCCTTCTGGTGGGTTAAACGCCAAAGGTCGAGCGTCGTACAAACGTGAAACCGGTGGCACGCTCAAACCACCCGTGTCAGCAAAACAGGCAGCAAAGTCACCCAAGTCTGCGGCTCGACGCAAATCGTTCTGTGCAAGAATGGGTGGCATGCCAGGCCCTATGAAGAAACCGAACGGTGAACCAACACGTAAAGCGTTGGCGTTACGGAAGTGGGATTGCTGATGGCAAAAAAAGTTGCGTGGGATTACATTGTTCCTATCGTTATGCCAGCCGACCTGAAAGGTGTTGAGCCAGGGAAACTACCTGAAAGTCTGTTACGCCCGATCAAAGGTGGCGGCAAACTGCATTGGCGGGCCGCTGACGCATGGAACGCTATGGTCACGAAAGCCACATTGGATGGTGTGCTTCTTAAACCGACTAGTTCCGGCGACCTGTATCGCACATACGAGTCACAGAAGGCAGGGTTTCTGCAACGGTACCGNNNNGATCCGATTCCTGGTGCGTCAACNAAAACGTTTGAAGGCAAAACTTGGTATCTACGAAAAGGTATGGCGATGNTNGCAACCCCTGGGAAGTCGAACCATAACCTCGGTTTGGCTGTTGATGTTCATTCCGCTGGCGAACCGGCACGAATCAAATGGTTGATAGCAAACGTCAAAGACTTCGGATTTTCTTGGGAAGTTGTACCGAGCGAACCGTGGCATTTGCGACTAGTAACCGGTGATAGCCCTACCCCTGCTGTACAAGCATGGGTTGACACACACAAGGCCGTATGACATGGATGGCGGTTGGGCGTTAATTCTTTCGGCTGTAGTAACAGCAGTCGGCGGAGTGATCGTCACAATAATTAGTTTGTTCCGCAAAGAAAACAAGTCAGATCATGCTGTTGTCACAGGAATGTTGCAACATATTTACCGTAGTGTGAGCCGTGTTGAAACAAAAGTAGATAAGGTTGACAGCCGACTGACAAAACATCTAGTGTCACACGGAGAAGAAGGACTTGACAATGGGCGAAAAGTTGACCACACTAGAGTTACGGCGGATAAGAAAGTATCTAAGTAAGGTATATCCAGGGGTCGCTGAACAAGATGACCTGTGGGATGTTATTTCTAAACTAGACAAACTCATTATCGAAGGGGCCAAACATGACAAACAAAACAAAGCCAACAGCCGGAAGTGAAATCCTTTTAGAAGCACACACCCTTGTTAACGGGGTAAGACAAAACGATTACGGTCATCCAGCTGACGACTACCGTAAAGTGTCAGACATTTTTTATACTCTCACCGGCATCGAGTTAGAAGTATCTGAAGCGATCCTGTTTATGGTGTCAGTCAAACTGGCTCGCCTTCGCACGAACCTTGAACACGACATCATTCATCACGACAGTCTTGTGGATGCGCTCGGCTATCTTGCCTGCTTGAACATGGCAGCAGAATAGTGGGTGCTTTCTATGATGAGTTGAAGTCGGCGCACATAGAGAACGACAGCCTGTACAAGTTACGTAAAGCTTTAGGTGAAGAAGATTTCAAGGATCTAGTTAAAGCGATGAAAGATTCGTCAATTAGTGGTCGGGCTATTCATGCTGCGTTGGTTAAACGTGGCATCAACGTGATCGGGTTAAGCACATTTAATGCTTTACGAAAGACGTTCAATGAAAATATCTGACGAAGCGAACTACGAACAGCAGATCATAGACCTGCGTAACGCTTTACGCAAAGCACAGTTAGCTGAAGCGAAAGCGAAACTGAAGACAGCAGACTATGTGGAAGCCGTGTTCGAAGCGGCACGTCTGTCTTTGTTGGCGACACCACGCCCAGCAGTTATCCCACCGGTGAAAGATAAACGCAAAATCAAACCTGAGGTTGCCCTCGTACATTTGACCGACTGGCAGGCAGGTAAACAAACCATCTCGTACGACATCTCTGTACTAGAAACCCGTATCGCTGACATGATTCGCAAAGTGATACAACTCACCGACATTCAACGCGCCCACCATCCTGTCAAAGAATGTGTAGTCATGTTGGGTGGCGACATGGTGGAAGGTTTAGGTATTTTCCCTGGGCAACAATACGAAGTTGGTGCGCATCTGTACGAACAGATGTTTGCTGTTGTGCGCATCATCGAGTCATCTATCCGTACCCTTGCCACAAACTTTGAGTCAGTCAAAGTGGTGTGCGAGTTCGGTAATCATGGTCGGCTTGGGCGCAAAGGCGACATGCCTGCCGGTGACAACATTGATCGCATCGCCTACCAGATTGCGTCAAACAACTGTGCCGACATCAAGCATGTCAAATGGCAGATGTCTGATGACTGGTACCANATTTTTGCTATCGGCAACTACAATGTGCTGTTGGTTCACGGCGACGAAATAGGNGCGTTNGGCTCTATTCTGCGCAAGGTTTCNGCNTGGTCTACCGGTGTCGTAGAATCATTCCATGACTGTTACATGGGGCATTTCCATACACCTACCGCNCTTACGATGGCGAACGGTGGCCGTGTGTTCGTAACAGGTTCACCTGAGTCNCACAACGAGTATGCCCGCACGTTCATCGCTGCTGTCGGTAAGCCAAGCCAACGCCTGCATTTCGTTGACCCGATCAAAGGTCGTGTCACTTCAGAGTATGTGTGCTGGCTATGAGAATCTGTTGCCAGCATTGTGACGGCATGGTTATCCATGATGAGACAAAAGTGGTCGGATGTCTCTGCGATCCGGATGCCCCGACGTGGATCGGTATAGCACGTGACGGGCGCATACTGTCGATGAGTTACGCATCATACGAATACATGCCGAAAGAAAACTGATGTCTTGCCCGTGGTCGCTTGTGTCAGTTCATTGGATAGACGCATACGATTCTGATAACGGTTGGATTGAGATAGAAACCTATAAAGCTGAAGCCTGCCATGTTGTGTCGGTAGGTTTCTTGTGGCCTGACTGCCTGCCAGGGTACATTTCGATNACCGGTTCATATATGCCTGANGAGGTACCGAACCTTAAAACTATAGGGATGGTCACACATATCCCTGTGTCTATGGTGCAGAACGTAAAAGTTTTGGATCAAGCAAAAATTGATTTGACTTTGCAACACCCTGCCCGTATGCTTTAAGTAAACCAAACAAAGGGGAGTTATGAAAAACTGGTATACCACAATTAAACCTGAACACGGCACAGCCGAATGGTTAGCGGCCCGATGGAAGAACAAGTCAGGTGAACCACAAATCACCGCATCAGTAGCAGCTGTAGTTCACGGGGCGCACCCGTTCAAAACCGCAGCAGACCTGGCAACAGAACTGTTAGCCGCGCAACCACCGCAACCTGAAGCACCGAACGCCGCTATGGACAGAGGCAACCGGCTTGAACCGACACTCATCAAATGGGCGGCAGACAAACTGAACAAAGTTCTGTACACACCAGATGTGCTGTACTGCTACGAAGAAGACGGCGTACGACTCATGGCAACACTCGACGCATTGAGCATGGATGAACCTGACTTACGCCAAGTCATCGAGGTTAAGACCACTAAGAAACGTTGGACTGGCAAACTGCCTGACTACTGGTATTGGCAGGGTGTACAGCAGGCGATCTGTGCGAACGTGTTTAGTGTTGATTGGGCAATCTTTGACTCAGACCTGGACCTGCATCATCATGTGCAGAAGGTTTCTTCGGATGAGAAACAGTTACACATTGATGCTTGCCGAAAGTTTTTGGCAGCGATTGATTTAGGGATGTTGCCTGACGGTGCAGAGTACGAGTACCGTCACATGTCAACCCAGTATCCGCAAGGCCAAGACACGACAGTTGATTTACCGGCAAACATCAAAGAACATTTTGCTTATCTTAAAAAGATTAAGACACAGATGAAGGAACTGGAAGATCACGAAGATAAATTGAAAGCAGAAATTTGTGCGATCATGGGAGAAGCAGAGTACGCCACGTTGGGAAACAAGTTGGCTTGCACTTGGAAAACTTCGACACGCACATCGTTAGATCAAAAGAAACTAGAACAAGAACACCCTGCGTTAGTAGAGAAGTATAAGAAAACATCAACCATTCGCACATTCCGTGTGACAACCAAAGGAGAATAACAATGGAACTAAAAGAAATCATCAGCGCATACGGGGTACCTGACCCGTCTATCGTAGGCAAACTACCGCGAGGCGGCATCACGCTCGACTTCGTGGGTCACGCAGAAATCAATCGCATCCTCATCGACATTGATCCGATGTGGAACTGGTCGCCTGTCGAGTTTGTGAACGGCAGACCAGCGATCACCGAAACAAACGGCATGGCAACCATGTGGGGACATTTAACTATCCTCGGCAAAACAATGTTGGGTGTCGGGTCGGTACGTTCAGACAAACCTGACCTAGACAAAGAACTAGTAGGCGACTTCTTGCGTAACGCATCCATGCGTTTCGGTATCTGCCTATCGCTCTGGTCCAAGTCCGAATGGGAAGAACACCCTGTTGCGGCACCGAAACCTGCCGGTGTTGTCAGCCAAGAAAACATTGACCGATTCAAAACAGCTTGCAAAGAAGCGAACCTTGATCCGAACCTGGTCGCCAAAGAAGCAGGCGTACTACTTGTCGGATTGAAAGACACAGACATGGCCAAGTTGCGTGACACGTTCAAGAAAATGAAAGACGCACCGGCACCAAAGCCGACAGATATTCCGTTATCAAACTTGGAAGCCGAAGAAGCAATCGTCGCTTTGTTTAACGCAACGCCTGTCGAAGCGGTACATTCACCGAACATTAAACCGAAAGACCCTGAAAGCAAAGCAACCCAACCACAGATCGGCAAACTTAAAGCCCTGATGATGGCTAAAGGTTTCGCAACACCGGAAGCAAAACTGGAGTTAGCAACCGACCATTGCAAACGCCCTATCGGTGATCTAACCCAAATGAAAAAGGGTGAGGTGTCAGAACTCATTGACATTCTTGACCCACAATGACAGATAAAAACTTTACTTTCTATTTAGGAACTCATCTGCCTAATTGGTTGTGGAGAACAGATGTTCGTCATCCATTGTTTGTATCTAACAGAACTCTTGGCCGATACAAAAAATTAAAGAAAGCCAATGTTCGATGGTGTCTTGATTCAGGTGGATTTACTGAACTTGGAATGTTCGGCACATGGCTAACCACTCCGTATCAATACGTTCAAAATGTTTTTCGATATTGGGATGAAGTCGGATCAATGGATTGGGCATCACCGCAGGACTGGATGTGCGAACCACAAATGCTTAANAAAACTGGTAAGACTGTTAAAGAACATCAACATTTGACTTGCCACAATTTTGTTTTATTACGTCAACNAGCACCAGATATGCCAATCATTCCAGTCCTTCAAGGATGGATGCCAGACGATTATTTACAACACGCAAAGATGTACAGCGAATATGGTGTCGGACTTAACGAAGAACCAACGGTCGGTGTGGGGTCAGTATGTCGAAGGGCAAAGGTTGATGGCATGAAACAAATTTTTGATGATTTAAGCAATGATGGTTTGCGACTTCATGGTTTTGGTCTTAAAAAAGACGGAATTAAACTGTTTGGCGACAGTCTTCAATCATCAGATTCAATGGCGTGGTCGTTCGGCGCAAGAATGGCTGGTCGTAAAGGCGTTTATTCATGCGGCACTAAACATGAGACAACTAAGAATTGCGCAAACTGTATTGATTGGGCGCAGATGTGGGCAGATAAAGTTTTAACGACAAGGATGGGAGAATGACCGATGAACGCAAAGGNGAATGTCAAGGCAACCGAGACAAATGCAACCTACCTGAATGTCCGAAGT